CGCGCGTAAAGCACCAGTAAGAGCAGCAGAAAGACCACCGATAAGATGAGGTAAACCAATAGCGTAAGCACCACGCCAAGGTATGAATTTAAACTCAATAAGCCAGTCCAGCTTAGTGAAGGTGTCATCTCCATCCTCCCAGTTACGATATAAGCCTACGACTGAGCGCTCATTCTCATCGATCATGAGAATATAAGGAGCTCGCTCTGAGTTGCTTAAACTGTCATCTTCTAGCTCTAGCCATGTGAAGATATGAAATACTCTGCGAATTCCGTCAATGTTGTCAGCTTGGGAACTGCGACCTTCAATCTTATTGTTCGCTTTTTCCGCTTTTGACTCATCAGGTTCTTGACTGACTCTATACACATCTAAGTCAGCGTACAACCCAGTACTGACTCGAATGTCAAATTCTTCCTGCGTAATGTCTTGAACCTCAGTAACACGTGCTGCAGTATAGAAATTACCTGCTGCAAATGGCAGATAGATATTATCAATAGGAACGAACTCAGAGCAGGGACGTTTCTTTTTCTCATCGTACCACATTTTCATGTACTGCGAGCCACCAAGAGGTAGCTGCGTGAGCATCTGCTCCTCTTCGTCGCGATATTCTTCAATCTGCTCAGTAAGCTGCCAGTTCATGTAATCGCGTTTACGCTCTGCTTTGGCTACTTTCTCTTCTGTGGCTTCACCAATAATCTTGGTTCTGACTGGACCTTCTGCAGGGAATAACTCCTTAATAGCCCTTGCTGCGAAGTCCACGCAAGCTTCTGCCATCACTGGATGGACTACTTTGGATGCCCCTTGAAACTGAGCACCGCCAGGGGCATCTTGGCCTAAACCTGTTCTGCGTAATCCGTCTTCATACTGTTTGTCACGATCTTCCCTAGCTTCCTTGTCTTTCTCAATCAGATCAAGGTATTTAAGCGCGATCTTATCTAGATCATATGGGTTAATGCTTGAATCTGCCAGGTTTTCGTAAAAGTCTGGGCTTTCGCCAGGAGTTTTAAGGTCTTCTAGACGTACAATTGCCGATCCATCAGGTAGTTCTTCAACATCTGAAACATCATCAAGAATCTCATAGATAGAATCATTCTCATCTACAGTGTCTTCAGTGCCTGAGATATGACGATCATAATCTTGAGGGATTGGCATTTGTTCAGCCATGTTTAGTCCTTAGTAATGCATAGCGCATTGTGTCTATAGTAACATGACCGCCGTCTTTTCTGTTTAAAGGGCTGTCAGGGTTAAATGGGTTCATAGTGCCAGGTGCAAAACCGACACCACCGCCCGATGGTCTAGCACCACTTGGTTTAAGCAAACCTTGGTCAATCATTCGTTGCTGCAGAGTACGGGGCTCTTCAGGGGCTGATGCTTTAGCTTTTTCTATATTTGCTCGATTGTTTGAAAACAAAGCTTCTCTTTCTTGACGAGCTTGTTCAAGTTTCTCCGCAAACCCTGGATCTACTGGTTTATTTGCAACATAGTCTGTCGTATTAGGCGTAGTCTTAGGCGGCGTAGGCGGGATGTCAGGCGTAGGCGTTACACCACCAACTGCCATACGAATCGGCCCACCGTGCTTGTAGCCTTTAGTCATTCTCATAAGATTAGCTAATGCATCAGTACTCATAAATCGAGGAAGATCAGGGTTTTGTTGAAGCATTGCATGATATCGGTCTAGTCTGTTGTCAAGACTACTCAGTTTAGATAACAAAGTATTCATTAAACTCTTTGAATCATCACGGTCAACAATATCTGCGCCTGCTAAGTCTTGTCTACCTTCATCAGTAATTGAGTAGATCGTGTGAACATTTGGGGGATTGTTTAACAAATCTAAAGCTTGGTCACGATATTTTTCAATAACTGGCTTATTGCCTTTACCTTTAAGTTGATTTAATAGCACAGTTGGGTTGTCTTTAGTCCACTGGCTTAAATATTCATCGCCAGCATTACTATGATCAGAATTTAATTCTTGAACTTTAGCTTTGACATTATCAGGCAGTTCATCCCATCTAGGGGCAACAACATTCATCTCAACTGTTGCATGAGGCTTATTGTTTTTGTCGCGCAATGTGAAGATCTTTGTGTCGCCACTAGCAACTTCATCTGTATAGCCTCCTACGCAGTGACCCATCATGTCACCTTCATTCTTGAGCGCTCTATCTAGATGGAAATAGCCAGGTGGGTTTCTTAAAAGATACGCATCCATGTCATCTTCTGAAAGACCATAATCACCTTGCTGAAACATTGTCTTGCCATTAGGCATCTTAATATCATATCTGTCAGACAAATTAGGGCCGTGGTCTTCTAATTTAATGACTTCGTAACCCTTAGGTAAAACTTCATCTGTAATAGGCATTTTTAAATCATGCCACTTATCGCCATTTGTATAAGTTTTAACAGCCGGGAAGTCTTTTATGTCTTCTGCTGCAGTCTTTGCCATCTGCTTTTCGCGATAGTCATTGATCTTCGCAACATGGCGGACTGCATCTGCCATGGTCATACGCTCTAGTGTCTTAGGAGTCAGCGCTAGATGCGGAGGGACATTTCCTGTGAGAGAGCTTCTAAGCTCATCCATTAAATGGTCAAGACCAAGTCTTGCGTCGAAGTCACTGCCTAGCTGATGAATTTTAGCATTGGGATCTTTTTCTGCAGCAGTGTATAGCTCAGGGTGACGAACAGCTGTTGCCATATAGTCTTGAATAAATTCTTTAGCAGGCATTGGGTGCACACTACTATCTGCTAAATCTTCCCACATTCTACCAGCCGGGGTTGTAGCATGCCCTTCAAGCGGCATTTTATTTTTCTCTCTGGCTTCTTCTAAGGCAAACTTAGACATTGGCCCAGGATGTGTATTTTCTAAGTCTTTGATGTGACTAATTCCATGCTCATCTGCAAGTTTTCTTACAGAATCACCAGGCGTTGCTAGCTCATTTCTAAGATAGGGCTTAAGGCGTCTATCAACCCATTGATTAAGCGCATGACCCGTCGTTTGCTTATTAGTGAGATCATTCAGCTCATTAGGGAAGTTTTGCTCCATCCATGGCCAAAAGTCTTTTCCATAATGCATGCCATGCTGTTTTGACTTATTAAAGTCCATAGCATATGCATCTTCAATACCTGGAAAACGATTACGTAAGTAGTTTCCTTGCTCTTGAGTATAGGGTTTTGATGTGTCAAACTCAGGAATATTTTGCTTTAGTCTTTCCGTGTTACGATCCAGCCATGACTCAGGCCAGTTACCACCTTTTTCTTTGACTGATTGCTGTAACTCAGGTTTAGTGGCTAACTCCGCGCTCATTTGCGCCACAGGTGTTGCGCTAGCAATCGGTGGTCGGTAGTACTTAGGAGTTCTAGAGAAGACATGCTTACCTTTTGCATTTCGTGTGCTTCTGTATAACGCATTATTAGGGTCAACACCGATAGGCGCTCCTCTGCCTCTAGGGCGACCATATGGATCAGGTGTAAACTGAGGAAGAGTGCCTTCTACGTCTTTTGGGTCTTTAGCCCATGGGTAGAACCGATGCAGTTGGTTTTGTTCTAGGTCACTTCTGCCTAGACCTGTCTCGGCTTCGATCTCGCCATGCATGTGTTGATAGCGCTCAATCGGATCTGTATTAGGAAGTAAGCCGCCTTGCCAATCGTTGGCATATCGGATTGCATCTGGGTCTACTTTATGCGGCAGTAAAAACTGTTTCTTGTACATCTTCGCAGCTTCTTCTGCTGAGACATTGTACTGTTGCATGATCTTCTCAAGAAACTGCGCAGTCTCTGCTATTTTTTTGGATGGGAACATGTCGGAGTTGCCTCCTTTTTCCCACCCTTCTATGTTTTGAATCTCATGCGTTATCTCATGCTCAATTGCTTCTTTAACAAGCCGCGGATTATGCATAATCCCTGAGTCAATAGTCAGAATCTTATTCACATCGTCATACTGCGCACTTGCTTTGTCAAGATGGCCGACTTGCACAACAATTTTGCGCAACTGAGGATAAGCGGTGAAGATAGATGGGTGCTCATACACATCAGGTAATTGATGAGTGAGTTTTCCAATAGCTTGTGGGTGTACTTGATACACCTCAAAGAACCCTGGGTTGACTAGTGCGCCGACATCCGATAACTCTTGCCTTTGAAAGTTATCGCCCGCTCTTGATGTGCCTGTAAGGTAGTGTATCTCGTTGTCTGTCTTATTGCCTGGCACTTCTAATTCTTGAGCTCTAATCGCTTCAGGCTCGTTCCACAAAGCAGACTTAGGCCCTTGCATCATGTGCTGTTTCACATCAGGCACTAAGTCACTGAACACTTGCACTGACCCAGGCATAGCAGGCGCATACTCTGATCGTCTAGCAGCTTGCCTAGCTGCCACATCAGCAATGTCATAGGCTGCATTCTGTAGATTCTCACCGTAGGTCTTACCACCTAAGTTGCTCTCTCTTGAGATGCCTGATTTCGCATTGACATAGTCTGTGGGTATGTTCTTGAACTCTCTAGCTCTCTCTACGTTCTGCTTAAGCGCCACTCTCATGTCATCAGCGCTAAGCGCCGGATGCAAACCCATAAGCTCTGGGAGCGGACCTGTTCGTTGCCCTATTTCGCCAAGCACATTGCCGTACTCTTGTCCGGCTTTGGACTGCGCTGGCATGGTGGTGTTCTCCATGAACTTAGTCGTGTCTGCATTAAAGTCGGCAGTGTCGGGATTGATTGCTTGGTTTGCAAGCCCATAAGCCGTGCCACCCGCCACTTGAAACGGAAACTGTATAGCAGGCGTGATGCCTTGCACAAATGCAGCTCCTGGCATATGTGTCATAGCCGCTTGTATTGGCAATGTCATGCGCTCAAGGAATGATTGTGAAGGCGGTGGAGTTTGTGGTGCTGGTGTAGGCGCTGGTTGTTGGACTGGAGGCGGAGTTTGAGGAATCTCTGATGCTACGTACGGCACATCTGAGCCGTTAGCTTGGAGAGGCATAGGCATCGATGGCGCATGAGCCATGATGTGCTCCATTGGGTACGAACCGTCGTCACCAATCGCGTTTCCTAGCTCATCGAATTGAGTTGTCATAGTGCACGTATCACCTGTTTTGCAAATCATAACATCGTTTATGGCGATGATACAATGGTTCTATGCCTCTTACCGATAAGCAATTAGAGTTAATTGCTGCCAAGATAACCAAGCACGATGCCGAGCTGTCCAAGATGTCTCCTGAGTGGAGAGCAGCGTTCAAAGCACGACTTAAGTGGCTCACCATTGCGCTGCCACATCAAATAGAACCGAACACTGACTGGTCCATCTGGCTGCTGCTAGCTGGGCGAGGTGCCGGCAAGACAAGGCTAGCCGCCGAGTGGGTCTGGTGGACGGCTTGGAGTCAGCCTAAGACTCGGATTCTTGTCACTGCTCCTACGAGCAGTGATATACGAGATGTCTGCTTTAACGGAGAGTCAGGACTGCTGAATGTCTGCCCCCCTGAGATCATCGATAACTACGGCATTAGCTTACACGAGCTGACGCTCAAGAACGGCTCGATCATCAAGGGCATCGCTGCCAGTGAGCCGAGTCGGTTTCGCGGCCCGCAATGGCACCATGTCTGGGCTGATGAGCTAGCTGCCTATGACTATCTGGATGATGCCTGGGACATGATTCAATTTTCGCTGCGGTTAGGCAAGAAGCCGTTGATGGTCTGTACCACTACTCCTAAGCCTGTGCCTAAGATAGTAGAGCTGGTAGAGCTGGATGGCAAGAGCGTGCACGTCACTACTGCCAGCACGTACTCGAACATAGCTAACCTTGCCCCTACTTTTCAGAATCAGATTCTCGCATACGAGGGCACTGAGATCGGCCGCCAGGAGATACACGCCGAGATACTGAACCCTGAGGAGAGTGGTCTGGTTAAGAGAAGCTGGTTTCGCCTATGGGATGCTGATAAGGCGTTCCCTGAATTTAGCTACGTGGTGCAGAGTTATGACGTAGCTACTTCCGATAAGACCGTGAACGACCCAACTGCCTGTGTGGTACTAGGCATCTTCAGACCGTCCGAAGATAAAGGTAACCGTGTCATGCTCATAGACTGCTGGAGCGAGAGGCTACTCTACCCTGATCTAAGGGCTAAGCTGCAGGACGAGTATGGTGAGGTGTACGGCAACCCGGACGAGTTTGGGTCAGGCAAGAAGGTCGATCTGGTACTGATTGAGAATAAGTCTAGCGGCATAGCACTGATACAGGACCTACAACAAACACGAATTCCTATACGAGGCTACAACCCTGGGGCAGCTGATAAAGCCACTCGGTTAAACATCGTAGCTCCGATGATTGAGAAGGGGCTCGTGTTTCTGCCTGAGTCTGGATCAGTGGAGGGGCAACCAAGAAGCTGGATACAACCTTTCGTATCTGAAGTATGTAGTTTCCCATTAGGTCGGCATGATGACTACGTGGATGCTCTAAGCCAGGCACTACGATACCTACGGGATAGTGGCATGATCACACTTGACTACATTCCTGATAACACATCCATGTACGTGGATGATGAGCAGTACAGACCTAACCGGACTGAAAACCCTTATTCTATGTAGCAGAACTGCAGAGAGCTGCAGAAATATGAGTTCGTAGTGCCAAGTCCTTGATTGCATTACACAAAGTACGTAGCGCTGAGCTTGAAAGTGTTTACTTTTAGTTGTAAGGACTGTGGACTCAGCAGCTGACCTAGCGCGCCCTCAGCAGAAGTCTCGAGGTCCTATGGGTTCTGAGAGCTTAGCGCCAAGAATCTGAGCACAGCCACCAAGCGCGCGCTCTAAATCCCACCGCATCACACAGTGGGTTAGAGCTGGGTTGGGAGTTTAGATGAATTCGATATAGATGCAATCGGAGAGTGTAACCTCGCAAACTTCACCATTCGCTGGGAGAGTTTTAAGATATTCGAGAATCGATTTTTTCTCGATATTTACGTAGAAGTCTGTGCCCGCGATCTTAGCTTTGAGCTTTGAAGGGAAACATTCGATGTTTTTAACTGCAAATGCGTTTTTCATAATTTAATTCTCCTAAAAATAAACTCCGAATTAGAGTTTATGAGTTCATTCTATATTGTTCTAAGAAAAAGTACATAAAATTATAAAATAATTATTTCACATCGTAACATAAATTATTGTACTTTTATTTAGAAATGTGATAGCTAATTCTTAGAACTTTGTCACATAGTGAAATGAAATAAATTA